TAAATCATTTGTCCATCTGATTCTAACCATTCATAATATTTTTTGACGAATTCAATAAATATCGGTCCTTCTTCTTTATAGAAGTCCGGAAATTGATCTTCAATTAAATGAGATATTTTCTTTTCAAAAAATTCCATTATTATCCCTGACAGGTCGATCTAGTACTTCCAATTAGATCTCTCACACCTATAACATTAATTTTAATGTGTGATGGATCTAATTGTAGTAAAATATTTTTCTTAGTTTCAAAATCTTTAGTTCTTGGTATTACATAAAAATGTAATTCTGGTTCTGTAAGAGCATCAATATTAAAATTAAGAAGTTTTACTGCTCCTGTTTCATAATCAACACTTCCAAGCGACGAATTAATAACTACAACTTTATCTTTAATTCTTTTAACTAATTTAAGATTTCCGATTCCATCATCATTAATTTTAACGCGCTCTCCATTTAACACAAAATCATCAGAATATAATGTAACTTTATCATCATAGTCGTATTGAGTTCCAAGTTTTGCTACTTCTTTTGTTAATTGAGTTTCAAACATAATATCTAAATTTTGTGGAACTCCAAACAAAGGATATATTTTTTTATAGATTGCTACATTTGTATCATTGCTAATCACACTAGCAGCGCAAGCATCATCAATATATTTCACAAATTTAGAATACCTAAATTTTGCTTTAAAATCATTTAAATATGTAACATCATATTCTAAAATTTTATTTAAAACTCTACTTTTAATGTCTTCTTCTGTAAATGCTGTTAAATTTATGTTATATTTTACAGTTGTATCAACAGTGTAGTGCATATAAGAAGGCTCAATTATTGATGGATCAATAGACAGTGGAGTTCTTGGTTTTAAATAATTATAATATTCTGTTTTTTTAGAATTTGGTAGACTATCTATTCCAGAAATATCTATAGCAATATAAACTTTACCAAACTCTGGTGGATTTAAATCTTCTCCACCATACGCTGATATAGCATTAATTTCTGGAAACTTTTGCTTTAATAACAATTCATAATCAGCTGTATTAATAGCTCGTTCTTGAAGTTGATAAAATCTTGGGGCATAATATTTAATAGATTCGATAGATTCTGGGTCTGCTCCACCAGTAGAAACCTGCACAGTATTTATTATTGGCGTTGATAAAAATGATGTAAAAGAAGCGTCTAATGCAAATAAAGTTCCACCATTTGCTTCTTTTCCTCTAGTTACTCTATGCGAAATCTCAATAACAGAATTATCTTTTGGTTTTCTTCCTATAATTCCATCACCAAATATTATTTCATATTTTCCTTGTTCTGCTCCTTGTAAAAAGAAAACATTATCTAATGCTCCTAAACCAAGAAGAGATGTTGCAAGCGTATAATTTCTAACAATAGCAGTGTCATCTTCAGTAACTGTAACATATATACTTTGAGTATCAATTGTTGAATCTTCTAAAACAAATCTCTGTGTTGGATTTTCATAGTCTATTATAAAGGCGTCTATGACATACTGCCCTTCAAAAATCTTTAAATTTGAAACTTCAAAAGTGTTGTTTGTTGAAGTGATAACTTTATCTTCGTTTGTAATAAAAGTAAATAATTCAAATCCAATAGATGATGTGAACGAAGTTCCTTTTGGAATCGTAACTACACTAGTGTTTGCTTCAAATTCTATATCAACTACAGCTGAAGCTGACCTAGAAGATCTTGGTGTATAATTCAATTCTTTTGCGTGTGATAAAACAGAATTTCTTAATTGCGCAGAATCTAAAAATGATTCTGAAGCTACCATATTCAGATAAAAAGCATTATGAAATGTATTATACGACATGATGTCTAATAATACATTAATATTAGATCCTTCAAAATCATAATCTTTAAATAGATCTTGAGCTTTTAAATATGTTTTTAAATTTGTTTTGATTGTATCAAAATCAAGATCTACTAAACTAAGTGATGAATTGGCTGCCATTTATCTTACTCGTACAAGTGTTAAATCAAGTTGGTTTACGACTGTATTATTTCTAGTTGTGAAAAATATAGTTATATTATAAGCATTATTATCTGGATCTGTTTTAATTTGAACATCAAGATCTGCTACTCTTTCTTCATTTTGATGAATTAATAAATTTATATTTTCTTTTAAATCGTCTGCTGTAAAATCATTTAGAGGCTCAAATAAGCTTCTTCTAATATTACCGCCAAGCCCAGGCTGAAAAAATCTTTCACCCTGATTGGTTAAAACCATATTTTTTATAGCCTGTCGAACACTATCTTCATTTGTGATTTGATTAATTTGCCCACTTCTAGAATTGCTAGTGAATTTATTAAAAAAATCAGAAAAATAGACTTCTGCTGTTCGGCTGGCCGTATATCTGTCTGCTCGTGTAGTCATTAAAACCCTCGTTGTTATTTATTATTTATGGATTAAAGTCTATACGAGTAGCTTTTAATGTATAATTTCCATCTACTTCCCAATTAACATTGCCGCTGGTGTTCCATTTTACATTACCATTAGTTTTTATATTAAGATCACCAGTTTCTACATATGCTGCTCCGGCAGTTTTAAATCGAATTTCACCTTTTGCGACATGAACATTAAAATTTCCGGCAATTTTCAAATTGAAATCTTTATCAACTGCAACATAAGCATCGCCACCTTTTCCATCTTTTGCTACAGTTCTTATTTGTATAGAACCATCTTTGTTCATCTGAGCATATGACCCAGATTTATGACCAACACGAATTCTCTCTTCTCCTTCAGTCTGATCAAATTCTACAAAATGACCAGATCGATATTGTGTTACGTGGTTTCCTGGCTTATTATCCATTGGATAACTTGGCGCTACATAACCAGGAGAATTCTTTTGGTCATGTCTAGGCTCAGCAACCAGAACGCCATGCTCTTTGCTCGCAACTTTAAATGGTTTGTTTTCACCATTCTCTACGAAGTTGGTCGTCTTACCAACTCCAATTTTTACTAATCCACTACTTGGATCATTTAGATCTTTTCCCATGCTATATCCTTATGGTAATAAATTTTTAAAAAACTGCAGCGATCCTAACAATTTAGAAAACGTTTGTTTGAAATTGCCTATTTTATCAATAATATTAATGTCTCCCATTGGTCCTAAATCAAATCCTTTTGGAATTGGAGGTCCTTTTTCTTTAAGTCCTTTAAATAAAGGCGGAAGAGAATTTGGAGACTGCGTTCCTGGATATATTGAACCCATTACAATTCCACTTCTTTGTTCTTCATCTGCAAACATAACACACACTTTAGATCCAACCTCAAGAGCATGAGTCTGACCAGCTCCAGCAATTGATGGACTACTAGAAGGCATCATTGTTGGATACCAAGCAAGTTCTTTGTCTGGAATGTTCTTTTTATCATCTGTAACACCAAACACGCGAACCTGAACTCTTCCTTCACGAAGAGGATCTTCAACACTTACAACTTCTCCCATTCCCATCATTTCATATTATCCTTAAGCCATTTTCTTTCCAGCACCAGATATATTAGAGCATGTTATGTATGTAACATATCTCGGATTATCTGTGTGTGGACCAATATAATGAGTAACACCAACAACTAGGTGTTTCCCACTTTGATCTGTGTCTAAATTCATGCCAGATTCATTTGATTCTCTTAAATCCAACTGAATCATTTGGCCAACATTAATATTACTATTTCCGGGAACTTTAACTGTTACAGCTCCTTGATTTAAGTTATCAACTCCTGATTTTCTGGCAGCAGAAGTATCAGGTACATTACCAAGATTATTTCCAGATTCTCTAGAATCTTCCCAACTAATTCTACGAGTAGCCGCTTTTCCAGGGGCCTGGCCATAAGATCTTCCTGGTGAATTTGGTCCCATTTTAGCAGCTATGCTTTCCATTCCATCACCTATAGGATTTCTAGCTCTATCACCAGACATTCCAGTCATGTTAAACTTAGTTGGTTGTTCGTGATGTCCCCCAGCAGCTCTTGCCATAGTCTGTGTTCCAGAGCCTCTCATAACTTGTAAAATAGTAAATTGATCTCCACCACCAAGCGTCGTATTTCTTTCTAAGACTGTATCATTTCTATATGAAGCAACTGTTCCCTGTTTAGTTAATTCAGAAAGAGTTTTAACATTCCACTCTTCTTTACCAGAATCACCAACACCGACCCAAGAAACAAAACTATCATCTTTATTTTTACCAACAGCATTAAACTTAGATAACTTATTTATGTGTTCTATAGGAGTGCGCTGTGTCTGCACATAAGTCATATTATCAGTTCCACGCATTCCTATTGTATCACTTACATTAATTTTTTTATCAGTTTTTAATCCATTTTTTAATGTAGATGTAATTATATCGCTGACTTTAGTATTCTTATGAGCTTTTTGATAGTTTGAATTAGTATAATTTTTTATCATATCATTAGAAACAAGTTCTACTGTTTGATTTTTATTTTTTTGATTAGGACTATCTGTACCAGATGAGAAACTATTGAAGGCCAAATTATATGTTCTTGGTTTTCCATCAACAGATGAAAATCTTATCTTAGCATCCCCACCGGTAATGCTTCCCTGTAAACCCTGTTGCTGATTAAGATCAAGTCTGCAGATGACGCCAGGAGAATCTATGCTTTCTGTTACAGTGCACGACACAAGAAATTTTGTAACATCACCGGCTCCAGGTAATGAAATTCCAGATATTTCAACTGAACCAGGATCATTATTTTGTGGCATTATTCTTCCATTGACTCTCTAAGTTTATCGAATACATCGAAGGCCAAATCGTCATCAACAAGATTTATATTTCTCTTTAATTCATTAAGTTCTTCTTCGTAATCATATGCATAAACTGGTTCCCAATAAATATAAACATCGTTTGATAAATTGGTTTTAGTCCACGAAGTATCTCCATTAGCATATGAGCTTTTAATTTCAGTTGCTGTGCAATATATGTTTGTATTTGAATCTTGGTGTATTGTATACGTATTAGCCATATCACCAAGTTGTTTTTCTAAATATATAACAGAAGTGTTAGCTTTTATAACTTCTGCTGTTCCTACTTCATTAACACCGAGTTTAATATCAACTAAATCTCCAGAAGTGAATTTTGAAGTATTTGCAGTGCTATTATTTGATACTTGAATTTTTAACAGTTTGTTTGTATGAACTACTGTATCATTTATCTTACGTACATATGAAATTAAAGTTCCATTATTGATATCATATTTTGGATTCCAATAATTACTATGTGGACTTGTATATGTGCCAAATCTATTTGTAAAATCAGATTGAGAAATTTCTCTTTCGTCATTATACCAATTAGTTCTAAAAAACAAGATTTTCTTTTTAGCAAATTCTATTGATCCATATTTAACAGCAATGCTTTTATTAAAATCTGATTCTGTTAAAGTCCAATCATAATATGGATCAGTTACTTTATTAGAATAATAAACCAACCACGAATAATAAGGATCATTATAGTATTCATCAGCTATCTGATCTGGTCTCTGGTCTTTATCCAAATACATTTTGTAATAAACATATGGAATGTTTACATACTTGTTTACTAATTTTGCATTTGATATAATATCAGTAGCATTATATCCAAGATACTTTATAGTTGGAAAATTTTGAAAATAACTTTTTGCCATTTGTTAGTTTATCTGACTTCTTGATTTTGATGTTGTAGTGCTTGTAGATGAAGCTCCGCCCAAAAACTTAGCTTTGTCTGTTGATCCATAACTCTCTCTAGTGTTTAAAATGATTTCTAAAAATGACATAGTAATGGTCACCATATTTGGTGCTTTGCTTTCAGCAAAGAAAGATGGAGCTCCCATTGGAGCATAATTTGTAGTTACATTAGTTATAACAGCCGGTTGAAATTTATACATCTGTTCTTCATTAGAATATCTAATTAAAGCCATATCTGGATAACCATATATTGATCCATAATTATTCGGTAAAGATGCCATTCTTAATGTTTCAATAATATCTTTTAGTGTTTCAGATTCTTCAACGCTGTTTGGAGAAAAAGTCCAACTGAATTGATGAGTTTTAAATTCTGGGTGTTTGAATAAAACAGTCAATAGTGGATTCATAGCTAGACCAGCTTGCTGCTGCGCAGCAGTACTTAATCCTTTTAGGACGCCTGCGCCAAGGCCACCGGTAGTTGCTGCTGCTGCCGAAAGACCTTTAACAGAAGCCTGAGCAATGTTTCCAATATTAAATCCTGCTTTTTCAGCCATCACCATTTCTGCTACATCATTCATAGATTCTACTGACCAATTTAAACTTTGACTATCAACAAGAGTAGCTGGCAAAGGCAATTTTATAGAATCTGATCCTGTTCTACTTGAAGCTCCAAGTGTAGAATTTCTAGTGCTACTAACCATAGACGATTCTACAAAAGACACTGTCGTGTCTAATGGACTAGATCTTCTATATGCTTTAAAATCTATAGATAAATAATATCTAGATCCTAAATCACTTGGAAATATTAACGACATGGTTAGATCCTACTACAAAGGTTATTTTAAGCCCAACAAGCCTGAAAGATATAAGGGCAATCATACTAATATTATTTATAGGAGTTCGTATGAACTAAAACTGATGCTGTGGCTTGATAGTAATAAAAACGTATTAAAATGGTCATCAGAGGAAATAGTTATACCATACAAGTCTCCAATTGATGGTAAATATCACAGATATTTTGTTGATTTCTATGCTAAAGTTATAAATAAAGAAGGAAAGGTAGAAGAATTTTTAATTGAAGTAAAACCAGAAAGATTTACACAAGAACCAAAGATTAGAAAAAAGAAAACCAAATCATATATCAATGAAGTAACTCAATGGGCTATAAATAAATCTAAGTGGAAAGCAGCAGATGAATATTGCAAAGATAGAAAATGGAAATTCCAGATATTCACAGAAGACAAATTAGGTATTAATGTCGGAAAACGAAAAAAACCTTAGCAAATTAGGAGCCGAAAACACTCTTCCTGTTAAGCAACAAATAATAATAGATACTGAACGCAAAGGATTTTTTTTAGAAAATCTTGGAGCAGAAAGTATTGGAAAAATAGTTCATTATAGATATGATCCTTTACACAAAGATTCATT